ATCATATTGAGCGTTGTGAAAAACCACAGACATACCGTGATCAAGCTGGTCTTGGAGCCAGCCGACCACCAAGCCTTTCGCCATGTTCCCACCGCCTTCGTGGGCTATCGGCAAATAGGCTTGCCAACCAGAGGCCGCAACAGCAATTCCTATAAGCTTGCCGTCATCTCTTGCCCAACCTGGCCCCAAGTCTATTAAACGAGGGTCTTTCGTCTCAACATCTATAGAGATTATCTTTTCACCAGACAAGTCCGGCAGATGATCAGGCGGAGACCAAACCTTTTCGTCAAATAAATCTTCACGCATCTTTCTGAGCCAACGCTGCCCATATAGAAGTATACGCTGAAGCATCCACTCCGTCATCTGTATTTAAAGCCCCTAGTTCATCTCTGGATACTTTCAAAAGAACCATGCAGAAGGCTACTTCCTGTGCGCTTATAGGAGTATTCAAGTAAGCACTCCATAAGGAGGCCACCCTCTTATGTTGCTGGGTGTAATCTCCATGTTGCTTGGCACGATCTCCACTGACCAATGATGCGGCTTTGTTTAATATTTCTTCTGGTTTCATAATACATAGTTCCTATCAGTCTGGGGGTAAAGTACATGGAGGGATTGCTTGGCTCTTGTAACAGCCACATAGAAAACACGATGCTCCGTTGCAGGTGTCTTGTTATATTCTTTATGAGCCGCATAGGATAAATCTGGAACGACTATAATATTGTCAGCTTCTCCCCCCTTCATTGAGTGTATAGTGCTTACCTTGATACGAGGGTTCTTTACATTGTCTCCTCGTTTAAGGGCATTGAGAACATAGTTCTTTGTCTCTAAGTCTATCTTGCCTAACGCCCTGTGCCACCTATGGGACTCATCCATTATCAGTCCCAGGTTGCTTTTAGCGTACTGCATCGTATACCCTTCTTCTTCGTTAAGAAGCAACAGGTTCCTTGACCGTGGGCCATTGCCCTTAACAAAACCTTCCCCGACAGTCATAAACGTGTAGATGTTTCTGATCTTAGCTGGCGACATAGGTGCTCCCTTACACCAACTTTCCCAATCAGTAAGGGCCTCATATGTCTTGAGAGGAATGCTTGGCTGACCGTTTCGACTGTACACCCAGCCTTCCTCTCTAAGTTCATTAGCGTAGTACGAGGCTATCCTGTTTGTTCTAGCCATGAGACACCACTCGCCTTCTTGCATCGGAATGTCCCACATGTTCTGATGATACCTGACGCTTCCTTCTTCCTGTTTAGGATGCCAAATCTTTGGAGCCCTGTTATCTATGCGGTTAACAATAGACTGTGCCTGATCCCACACTGTTATCGGAACACGATACGACTGATTAAGAACCGTCTTCTTCTCCGTTGCGTTTAGAAAAGCTTTAACGTCTGCACCTTGGAAGTTCATGATGGCCTGATCATCGTCTCCAGTGAATATCTGTAGCCGAGGCTTCTTCCTGAGTACATCGACCATCTTCCATTGAAGGGTAGAGAGATCCTGTGCCTCATCAACAAACAAAGCTTCTATGTCAGGACAGACATCAGATGCAATAAAATCCTCAATCATGTCGGTAAAGTCTATCTTCTTATAGGTCTGCTTGTAGTTTTCATAGGCTCGAACAAGGTGCATTAGTTCAGCGAAATCTATCTTGTAGTCTCCCTGTAGACGATACATCTCCTCAATGGGTATGCCTTTGCTTCGAGACAGGTGGTACAGGTTCATATAGCTGTCGCCCTTGGAAGACCCCAAGGTGTCAAAGTCTGTTTCTACATCAAAGTTCTTGGAACCAAAGATAATCCCCGTTGCATCCCCTACAGCCTTCATGTCCTTACCACCTATGACATCTCCGGGACTATACCCTCCAGCCCTGTAAGCCATGGAGTGCAATGTCTGGAAGAAAGGCAGGTCGCCCTCGTCTATGTTCCAATCCTTACCCACACGATCCCGACTTTCTTTGGCGGCTTTGCGAGTAAACGAAACACAAGCAATACGATCAGGGTCGATACCTTCATTAATGCAATCACGAACACGGTTAGAGTTAGTCTGCGTCTTCCCAGTTCCCGGAGGTCCTAATATTGTTTCGCTTATCACTTACTTTCTACGCCCCATCTAAATTTAAGTTGACCGTAAATAGGTTGCCAATCTCTTTCACGCCCTTCTCGACTCCAGTTTCCTTTACTGGTTTCCCCAATAATTTTCCATCCTGCACCCTTCAAGGTTGATCCACTTTCTGTTTGCAAAGTGTAAGTAATCATCTTTTTTCCACCCATTTGCTGCCAGATTCTCCAACACCTTCCATATAGAAAAGATCCTGTTCCTTTTGGACTATCTTCAAGAACACAACAACGTGTTACTTCAGACGTATATCCATCATTTAACAACCGTGCTAATGGCCTACCTACAATCGCAACACCGACCATTTGATCTCCTGTAGTAGCTCCAATAGCAAACTTTCCACCGTCTCTTTGAGTTCTCTTACTATGTCGATGATACTGCTCCACGAAGTCATTAGCTTCTCGTAAAGTTATCGGCAAGGGTTGAAGTTTCATTAAAACGGTGGATCCTCTGACTCAAAGGTAACATCTGGGAGATCAACCTCACCCCTGTTCATCTCCGGCACAAACCACACACGAACCGACTTCCATCTATCTCGGTTGTCTTTAAACCTGTATGTCCTGTCAGCCTCAACGCCTTGGTTCATTTCTTTGAGACGTTCTGTTATCTGACCACGAGTGTAATGTGTAAAACCATTTCTCTTTAAAAACTCTTGCAAGGCACTAAGCTTGAAGTACGTAAGGCCTTCCTCGGTCCAAGGCTTACCTGTCAGTATCTCTTCTGGACTGTGTGCAGAAATCCTTGATGTGCAAAAAGCCTCAACCAGTTCTACGAACAGACCCTTCTGGGTTAGTTCTTCTGGAACGGAAATCCTTGTCGCATCACTCAACAGGTTATCTACTAAGTCTCTCCAATCCGCTTCCTTCATCCTAGCTGGCATCTTGTACATCTGTTCCATGCAAGCACGTTGGAACTCAACCTGCATCTGTAGTTGCTTAGTGGAAAGCTCTAGCCTCGAACCATCTACATCGACAAACCAGACAGGAGGCTCTGACTCAACAACCGTCAATCCCCCGACAGGAACATGGGCGTTGTCACCTATACCAAACTTGCGAGACCGACAAAGAGACTTGTTGCAGTGACCATGGATGGGTTCAGACTTGCAGGTATAGAAGTATTCCTTCTTATCAAGTTGCTCCTGTATGAGAACAACCTCACGAGCTGGTAAGGGCGGGTTGCAGTAATCCTGGTTGTGCTTCTCCAGCATCTCCTTCCAATCGTTAGGCGAAGACTGCTTGTAGTAAACACCTACATTGAGTAGCGTCATATTACGCCCACCCTCTGGGGTTCCAAACTCTGTCAATTGTTGAAGGCAAGGTGGGCCGTCAGGAAGCAATCCCTTGTCCGACCCTAGTTTTATTTTGAATAAATCTTTTGCTGAGACACGAAACTTTTTAGCTAGAGATAAGAACTGTTTTAATGTGAGACTGTCACCGTCATCTTTCAAAGCATAACGTGTAGTGTGCTTTGCGTTCTGGTATGGAAGATTAATAAAGTTTCCAACGTCACCTCTATCCGCTCGAACCTCATCCTGTTTAGGAAATATCTCGCAGTTCCCCCAGCCTAACGCTGAAGAAAACTCTGCAAGCCTGTCGCGTACTTCTGAAGCCGCAACCTTTTCTGACAGGAACAAGAAGAGATGAGCTCCTCCCGACTTTGATCGGCAAACGACCAACGGAAGTTTAAATCTTTTGACCTTAGATAGTAATGCAATGAGGTCTAGGTTGTAGTCATCAATATCCAGCGCACCAAAAGAACAACGGCTGGTCTCATCGATGGGTATAGACCCAACACCAAGCTTACCGTCCAAGTGGTTCTGAACAAGCTCTAGGGTCAACGGTTCATGGACAATACGATACTTCGCCTGTGTCTTACCGTGCTTGGCACGATCTAAAACGGCTGTCTGTCCATGGGCCTTGCCATAGCCTCCAAATAACTGAAGGAATATTTCTGCTACGTTCTCCATAAGAAGTGTGGCCCCCTCGTGTGCAGACAAGAGGGCCGCAGTCCCGACCTAGAACGGCACTTCTTCGGAGGACTGATTCTCCACCATTAAATCGGCTGGAGCCGCAGCAAGCTGTAACTCCCCCTTTTTAATGCTGGTGTGGAGTTCTTTACATTCGTGATAAGTTTCCATGTCCGGGATAGGATCACCCAGTTTAACAGACCATGAATACCAACTACCCTTGTCATTACCGTCTTCTATTGACGTAAGAACATAGGAGTTTGCAAAGCTTGGTAAGGTAGAGCCATTGTGCTTCTGCATAGCAATCAAGGTATTCCATTTACGAGACACTTTTAACTGGGTCTTTTTCATATCGAGGATTGCACTTTCAATTGAACCATCCTCATGCACAATTTTTATGTAGTGTTGAGCTGTACGAACCAACTCGTTACCGTTAGGCAATACTTCCATGCCTGTATCTTTGTCTCGAACGGCCTGTCTGACATCGTTACTATCGGCAGAAAGTTCTCCCTCAAAGCCACCGCCAGCGGATCTTGGTACAAACTCCAGCATCTTCTGCACGAAGTGAACAGGCAGTACCGCCACGCCTTCATCAGCAGACCAAACTTTATTGGTCACCGTGTTAAATATGTCCCCCTGAGAAGCCCCTTCGATATAGGCTGGGTCACTCTTTTTAAGTTGTGGACTTAGTGCTTGAATGATACGCAAGAAAGGTATCTGCATATCACTTGTTGTTACATCTTCAAGACCCATTCCGGCATCAGCTTCAAAAGCTGCGGCCAGGTCTGCGGATAGTGCGTTTTCTTTTTTAAGTGCTTTAGCCATTTTCTATTTTCCTTCTATCTTTGCTACTTGTCCAACGTGTGCATTGAATATGTCGAGATCAATTTCTTGGTTCGATTCAACTCGTTCACGGATTAATTTTTTCAATGTCATGGGTTCGACCCAAGTCTTTGACGATGTGTCAAATCCCTTATCTTCAAGGTCAACTACCAAGGACTTTGCTCGGTTGTCCTCGCTAACACCAAACGAAATGCTGACATCATTCTTTATAAAATCACTTGCCCCGATCTCACGAAGATGATCCAGTGCGTTTTGTTTTGCGATAGGGTCTTTAGGCATCGTGCCAGAAACAAAAGAACGTAACGAAACTTTGTTGCCGTCCACTTCAACCTTGTCTATTCCCATCTCTGAAAACTTAGCTGGAATAAATTCGTACAAATACCGATCACGGTTTTTCTTCAGTGTTTTTAATGATTCTTCAGCGGCCTTAACGCTTTGATTTATCTCCGATACGACACGGATCATTTGTGATAACTCTCCGCCTCCTTGCGTTGTCAAAGCATCAAAGGCTGAACTGTCAGCTTCGATTGCGTCCCATATTTCTTGTTTACTCATTAACGTATCTCCTCGTCAGGGTTTAAGTTCTCAATGCCACCACCGCGCAGATTCACCTTTACTGGGTAATAGGATCTCTCCATCTTGTCCCACTTCAGAAGATTTACACGATCATGGTTTGCACTTGCTGCGATTGCGAAAGCGATTCCGATTATGGCCGGGTCTCCCATACACAACAGCCAATCATCATCACTGAAGCCACGAAGCTTACGTCTCATAGACGCAACAATTCTTCCTGCGTTCAGGTGAACTTGATCAAAGGGTGATGCTAATGGGATTAAATCCCCATACTTGATTGCTGAAACAATGTCAACACGGGGGTTTTCTTGAGTAACGTAAACGGCCATTCTTCTACCTACTATTAAAAAAGTACATCCTCTTCAGGTTAAAAGCTCTTATCACTTTCTACCCCTTAGTTACACGCACAAAAAACAATTGTCAATTGGAAAGTTTTAGGGTATTTTCCAAAACTATGGGAATGAAATACAAATATAAAACCAAGCCTTACGACCACCAAGACGATGTGTTGCGTAAATCCTGGAGCAAAACTAATTGGGCCTATCTTATGGAGATGGGTACAGGCAAATCAAAAGTCTGCATCGATAACGCCTCATTGCTTTTCCAACTGGGTAGGATCGACACATTCATTGTTGTAGCCCCCAAGGGTGTTTATCGCAACTGGGCAAACTTAGAAATACCGATTCATATGCCTGATGATATTGATCGAACTATTGCCACTTGGAAGTCTGGGGCAAATAAGTCGGAGCGTAATATTTTAGAAGACCTTCTGGAGCCTTCAGAGGCTCTTAGGGTTCTTGTTATGAATGTCGAGGCACTCTCATCCCCGAAAGGCCGAAAGTACCTCACGGCCCTCTTACAATCTTCCGAGGCGTTGTTGGCGGTGGACGAGTCTACTGCAATTAAATCGCCCAAGGCCGGAAGAACCAAGGCACTTATTAAAATTGGAGACCAGGCAAAGTACAAGCGCATACTGACAGGTTTTCCTGTTACTCAATCGCCTATGGATCTATGGAGTCAGTGCAGGTTCTTAGACAAAACATTCTTGGGTGAATGCGGAGATAACTTCTTTCAGTTTCAATATCGATACTGCATCATGAAGAAGCAACACGTTGGATCACACAGTTTTAATCGTATCGTAGGGTACAGGAACCTTGAGGCTCTTAGCGTATTGCTTAAAGAGTTCTCAAGTCGCATTACTAAAGATGAGTGTTTAGACCTACCCGCAAAGATTTATACTCAACGGAACATTGCCCTTACTGATGACCAACAACGAATCTACTCGGAGCTCAAGGAATTTGCCATGGCTCACATAGATGACGATGAGTTCATGACCGCCAACAATGTCATGACCCAGCTTCTCAGAATGCAACAGGTTCTATCAGGACATATAAAGTCTGACAGTGGTGAGTTTGTAGAAATAAAAGACAATCGAATAAGTGAACTTATGGACTGCCTCGAAGAGGTCGAAGGCAAAGTCATAATATGGTCGCGCTTCAGGTACGATGTAAAACGTATCACCGAAGCCTTGACCAAAGCTCGTGGCCCAGGGTCCACGGTATCTTACTTTGGTGATACGAAAGATGATGAACGTGTAGATGCCATAGAGCAATTTCAAAATGGTGACGCACGGTTCTTTGTTGGCAACCCGCAAACTGGCGGTTATGGAATTACACTAACGGCAGCTAACACGGTTGTTTATTTTGCCAACAGTTTTGACTTGGCTGTTCGTATGCAGTCAGAAGACAGAGCGCATAGAATTGGTCAGACAGGACATGTAACATATATAGATTTTATATCCGAAGGAACTATTGACGAGAAGATTGTTAAGGCACTTCGTAACAAAATGGATATAGCCTCCACTGTTATGGGTGAAGAATTAAAAACGTGGCTTACATGAGAGGAGAATTAATATGGAAGTAATTACAGTAATAGTTATGTTTTTTAGCAGTATACTTGTAGCCGATAATAAAGAATTTTTTAATACTGTTGAAGAACAAATAAACCAAGGAGCCGAGTGGCACTATGTCGGAAAGTCTCCACTTGATCCCAACTCTAAATCTATTCCGGCTCAAATGTGTACGGACGGTTGTGATGAGCCGTACATTCTATGGAAACTTAAACTACCTGAATAAAGGATAACGATATGCCTGATATTAAACGATACAAAAGTGTTGCTGTTCCGATCCCGTCTTGGGAGAAGCTATTGGTACTAGCACAGGAGAACCAGCGTTCCCCGGCCCAACAGATTTCTTTCTTAGTTGAAATGGCTCAGAATGCTCCAACCGATGTTGAGTTGCGGTTGGCTTATGGAAAAGGAAAAAAATCTTGAGTAACCTAGATAAATTTTATGACGAAATTTCGTTGTCTACTGCGAAAGAAATTTCTTTGGATGCAGAATCAAAAGCCATTGTTCTTTTTAGAGTAGCAATTCAAACGGGTGTAGCTGAGTTGGGAGTAGAGAAAGTTCTTCACATGATGAATAAACTCATGAAAACGACCATCAGTATTATGGAGGAGGATGAGAGTGTTTCTTATGTAGAACTGTTATCTGATTGGGATAAGTCTGAAGTAACAAAACATTGACCGTAATAAATGAACGACCTAAAAGAACATTGGTCTAAAATACTATCAGATATAAGAAAAGAGTCAGGACTTACCCGAACCGAGCTTTCTTCTTTATCTGGTGTAGGATCAAGCACCATCGAGAACTACGAGAAGTGTAAGATCATTGAGCCTTCAATCTACAAGGTTGAAAGCCTCTTGGTCGCCATGGGGTATGACTTGGATGCTATTCGTAAAAAAGATGAGCCCCGATCCTAGAACAAAACCGTAATGACTTAGACCACTTGGGGTTTACCCTGTACGTATGATAGTGAGTAGCGTTCTCTAATCCAGGAATATAAATTTCTGTAGATAGTAACGTAGATGCTATTCTGAAAGCCGACTTCCAAGCCTTCCTGTCAGGTTCCTTCCATTCTTCTTTATCCAAAAAAACTTCGGGCTGTCCATCACACCAATAACTGAACTGACATTGATGGCGGAGAGGAATGCCTTTCCAGTGTCGGCCTTGTCTGACAACACCGCAGACAGTGTCAGGGTAATTAGGATGCTTGACCCTGTTCTTTATGACAATGCCTACAGCTAACATGCCAAAGGATCCCTGACCACGGGCCTCGTGGTACATAGCCTCGGCTAAACAAATTTGATCATCAGCCTTGGCCGCTGTAACACTCAGTAACAATAAGAGTACGGTAAGTGTGTTTCTTATTTGTTTAAGTCCTGTTCTGTTAAAGCACAAAGAAAATCGCAATCTGGCGCGAGAGGTTTCGTCAACTTCTGATCTTTCGGTACTTCGTCAATAAAGACCCTCTCACCATTGACCCTTGCTAGTCTAGCACCTAACTCTCGGCTTAACTCAGCCATGCGGTTAAACTCATCAGGGAAGTGCTTGCGAACCATAGCCCAGTAATCTGGACTTGTAGCCTTGCAACAAGGCACACAGTTAGCATTAGGGAAACCAAAAGAATAAATCTCAGGCAACTTCATCCCAGCATCTTCGACAATTGCCATGCAAGATGCTTTTGTAAGTCCACGTTCAATCAAGGGAAACTCGCACGTTAACTCAGGCCAGTTTTCCGTTAATCCATTAGCTCGTTTTACATCCGCAGAGTCTGCCGTGTAGCCAAAGATGTGAATATCGTCAGGTTTTTGAAAGGCAAGCCTTGGAGCAACCTTTAGCTCCATGGTGCAAGGAGCACCCCCGATGCCAGATATGTATCTACGTTTATTCCAAACGTCCCAAGTGTCCTTGAACTTAGGGTTATTCAAAAGCGTAATTTTCTTCTCGAACCAGACAGAGCAATCATCCATAAAGCGTTTGTTGTCGTGATGCTCGGAGCCAACTTCGCAATAGGCAATGACATCAGGTGACGACAGTTTTGTCGCCACTGCTGATGCTGCCCCACATGAAAACCAGCTAACTCTTCTCACTCTCTGCTTCCCAATGTTTCTTTAAGTAAAACCCTTAGCTTATGATCCCACATCATCTTGAACTCAGGATCACGAGCTTGATCCCTAGCAGAACTTATTCTATCTATCAGTCTATCAAACTTTTCACTTATATACATCATATGTCTCCTTTATTGCTTGTCCGATTTTTTCTGCGATTTGCGGGATGATACTGTTTCCCAAGGCACGGAGTTGAGGTACTCGGTTGGGTAGCCCATCAACCAGGCGACCCACTGAGGGTTCAACTTCCCACCACTCTTCGGGTCGGTCGCATTCACCGCCGCTCCAATGCTCCATCCGTGACTTCCGTTTAGATGACTTGGTGCTACGCCCTCTCCCCCTGTCATCCCTGTCGGAGTCGGCCACATGTGCGGATGCACCACTTGTTCTCTCAGATTTCCCGACCTTTTTCTTCCCTTTCTGTTTTTCTGATTGGTTGAGCAGTCCTCCGCTGACCTTGATGGAAGGTAATCCATCGTGTTGGGCGTTGCCCACATAATAGGAGTCGGCCACATCTTTACCCATCGATCCAAGCTTACAGACTTGTTTGTCTCGTAATTTAGTTTCCCCGTGCTTGGAGTTTTGTTTGTGCTTTTTCTCTCGATGTGATCCATCGTTGTCGGAGTCGGAACCATGTGATGCGGTTTGGCTCCCCCCAAGGGAGTCGGCCACATCTGGACTTGATTTCTTAATCGGCAACTTGGCGTGTGACCCTGATCTTGATACTTTATCCAAGCCTCTTTGCTCCCTGTTCTGCCTGCGTCTTCCACGTTTGGTGTCTGCCACAAACTCGAACCCCAACTGCCGTTGTCCCGCATTGCCATCGAAGGAGCCATCTGGTTCGCTTTCGCTGTCGGAGTGTGCAACAATCCATAACCGCTGCCGGAGGTGCGGTGCTCCGACCGAGCAAGCTGGAATATTAAACGTCCTTGTGGAGTAGCCTTCGCTTTCCAAATCAGCGAGTACTTCGTCCAAGCCCAATCGGATGAGTCCAACAACATTTTCTCCAACAACCCAAGTGGGCCTGCATTCCCTGATAAGCCTAAACATTTCCGGCCAGAGATGTCGGGCGTCGTCTTGAGCTTTTTGCTTTCCCGCTTGGCTGAATGGTTGGCAAGGGAATCCTCCGCAAATAACATCGGGTCGGGTCGGGAGGTCTTCGGCTTTGACATTTTTTATATCTCCTAATATCGGGACTTCGGGCCAATGGTGCTTCAACACCGCTTGGCAGTATGGTTCGTTTTCTACAAATGATATTGTCTCAAAGAAATTGGTGGCCTCAAAGCCTTTTGAGAAGCCACCAATTCCAGAGAACAAGTCCAATACCTTCAACATTAATTTGCAAACAGTCCTACAAGAAGGCTGCCCAAAGCAATCATCACATAAAATTCTACACCCATCTTCTTTCTCCTTTTCTTTGGTTTAGGTTCAAAAGCCGACAACTTACTGTCATCAACTTGGTTCTCAGTTTCGTCCAGTTTCGAGCTCATCTACTTCTCCTGCCGATTTACATCGATAGCATTGTTTGATTTCAGAGCTGGCGGTAAGCTCAGTCTCTGAAAATCCTGTCGGTTTGAAAACAATTCTTCGCAGGTATCCATTGCCGTGGCATATGTGACATATCTTCATATTACTGTCCCATTCAGATACCTATATATTCCAGACATAACTTCTTCGGAAAGGTCATCTTCCATTATCTCACACGTATCTTTGTGGTCGACCGAACAATAAAGAAGGTACTCATACGTAGTGTGCGTGACTTGTCCTCGATAGTCTTGTGAATCGTCTTCCTTTGTAGTAATAGTTCTCGTGTGATATAAAACACGCTCTATGATTTCGATAGTTTGATAGCCCAGCATGCTTTCTTTTTTTCTGTCTTCCTGTAGTTCGTATGTTGCTCCAATAAACATAGCTTTCTCCTTTCTGAGTTTATAAAATTACACCACTTTCGAAGTGATGCCTTCCATCCAGCTCACAAATTGCCGAGCAGGGTTGAAATAGTTCCATGAACGAATATCCTGATCACCGTCTTTCTCCATCATTGCGTTAGCCAAGAACACCGCCTTGGCAAAACCTCTCGGTGTAGCTGAACGGATGTTCTTGGTTCTCTGGGACTTGCCCCCTGTCTTCCCAGCGACAGGAGAATAGTTCTTACCCTTCTTAGAATCCTTGCGGTCAAAGACCATCGTCTCATGATCCACCTGTTTATGAGTAGGCATCTTGAACCGATTGCCAACCCACAGGCAGGTTTTCTTGCGGTAGGCATCCCGTGGCGGAATGATCTCAGGCCAACGTGGATGCACATCATCCTTTGACAAGTAACCACCGAAGTCGCAAGGGTCAAACTTGTGATCGGGTTTACGCCACAACCTAGACAACGCACCAATGGGGTTCTCTATGTAGTAAGAGCAGTCAAACGCATCACC